TCGGAAGATCCTAAGCTTAAAGATGCAGCAAAACAATACTTTGTGGGTGCAGCAACAGGAGTTAAAGGTATCCTTGCAAGAACACAAGGAGAAGTTATTAACCCTAACCTAGAATTAATTTTTGGAGGCCCACAACTAAGACCATTTACTTTTACTTACTTATTAAGTCCTAGAGATAACAAAGAAAGTCAAGAAATTCTTAGTATTATTAGATTGTTTAAACAATCTATGGCAGTCCAAACAAGTGGATCAAACTTATTTCTGAAAGCACCTAACACATATAAGTTAGAATTTCTTACCCAAGGATCTGCGGGAAGAATTCATAAATTTCTACCCAAGATAAAGGAGTGTGCGTTGTTATCGTGTAATGTAAACTACACTCCTAACGGTACTTATATGACCTATGAGAACAGTTCAATGGTTACTTATCAACTCACACTAAATTTCCAAGAACTAGATCCTATATACAATGCTGATTATGGAAATCTTAATGGTGGTACAGACACAGACATAGGATTCTAAGATGGCAAAACCCTACTTCCGTAACTTATCTGACTTTGAATATGTTAATCGCACTTCCTCGAAAGAAGGAAGAAGTTTTGGTGACTATACAAAAGTAAAAAACCTTTTTAAAAAAGGAAAATTAAGAGAAGATATTTTTCAAGACACTACATTCTTTACTAAGTACACAATCAATGGTGATGATCGACCTGATACAGTTGCTGATGAAATATATGGAGACTCCAATTTAGATTGGATAGTTCTACTATCGAATAATATTATTAGTATTCAGAGTGAATGGCCTATGTCACAAGCAGATTTTAATACTTATCTCTCTGAAAAATATGAAGATGATACTACCTTGTACTCAGGGATTCATCATTACGAAGCAAATCAAGTTGAGACTAGTGAAGGAATTGTAATAATTCCTAGTGGAATGCGTGTAGGTGTTGCTCAAAGTGTAACCTATTTTGATTTCTGGAGAAATCAACAAGTAACTGTTACAGACATTGCACTACCAGTCACCAACTATACCTACGAAGAAAAAATAAACAATGACAAAAGAGAAATTTACTTATTGAAACCAGAATATTTAAATATTGTATTTGATGACATGGAAGAAATGATGACATATAAAGAGGGTTCCACCCAATATGTGAGTGAAACCCTAGTACGTGGAGAAAATCCTAGATTATATAATTAAGCTTCTGCCAACTTCTGAAAATAAGATAGTGCATCATCTTCATCAGAATCTACAGTAGTTGAAGTTGTTGCTTCTTCTACTTGCCTAGTGGCAACAGTACGTGCATCATCTTCAGTAGCAACCTCTTCATCAAAACGTGGACGTTGAGGTGCTTTTTTATGTCCTAAAACATAATCAAGACGCTTCTTCAAATCATCATAAGACTTGAATTGATCAGGAGCAACTACGGCAGCAAGAGAATACTGCTTCTTCCACAATGCTTCAAGTGCCTCATCATCTTCAAGTAAAGGTGATGGAGCATCAAACTCTGACTTGTCATAGTTCCAGTAACCATCCTTCTTAACGATTTTCAACTTGAAGTTTGCACCTTGCCAGAAATCAAAAGGATTGATTGGAGTCTCATCTTCAAAGTTAGGTTGCATTGCTTCCATAATCTTATCAAAGATCTTCTTACCATACTTAAAGAGAAATACCTTCCCTTCATTAGCAGGATTAACTGGATCCTTAACAACATAAATGTTACTATAAAAACTTAACTTACGTTTCTGTTTACGGACTACATCCTTATCAGATTCATTACCACTGTTCCATAACTCACGGTTGTGATCAGAGACAGGATCTTTACCACCATTAGTAGTAAGACTGTTCTCAATATACCAACCACCAGGCCCTTGGAAAGCATGAGAGTATAACTTTGCCCAAGGAAACTCTTCCTTATCGGGAGCAGGTAAGAATCGGATAACGGCATAACCGTTTCCTGTTTTATCTAATTCTGGTTTCCAGAGACGCTCATCTGCACCTCCACCAGTATTATTTGTTTTCTCTACTTCTTTAACTAACTTAGCGGTCAACGAACCAAGCGAAGACTGCTTCTTTAGATTTGCAAAAGACATTCGGATTACCTCAGATTAAATTGGATTTGGCTTTTGTGTGTACCTTGTTATTCTAAGACCCAACACCGTTAGTGTCAAGTTGTTGTCTCATTACCTTCATCATGTCAGACATTTGATTAAACATCAAGTTAACATCAACATTTTTAGGGAGACCCATCATTACAGCAGACTTAAGAATCTCTTCCTTCATCTGCTTTGCATCAGGATCATCAGATAAACTCAATCGTGCGTACACAATCTTTTGTTTCTCAATAAGTTTTTCAAGGATATTAATGTGATGTAATTTATCAGAGTCATTCATGTAAGGAAACTTCATGACATTATCATAAACTTCTTCTTGAAGTTCATGGATTTCTGCCATCTCTGCTCTAACTATATCGGAATCGAAGAAACTCATTCACCACCCTCATTATCAACAACCTCAACAGTTCCAGTTTCAGTAGTCTCTTCAACTTTGCTTTCTTCAATTTGTTCTAATACATCAATAGCACCTAGAAGTTTTAAACGAGTAGCAGTTATTTGATCTAACTGCTTCTGAGTTTCCTCTAATTGTGCTTTTAAATTCTTTAGAACCTCTTCATTACTAAGAGCTGCCATTGATAACTACCTCCTTTAGAATTTTTTTGTAACGTGGTACATTAATATTTAGGAAGGGTGTATATTTTTTTACCCTCCTACTGACGGTTTCCCACACAGGGTCTTTCAACTTCTTATCAAAGTCTTTTCCGTACCCAAATATTCTATCACATATTACCAAAGTTTCCAAGCTTGTAAACCCACCAAGATAACTTTTTAATATTGGAGGATGTCCTTTACTACAATCAAACACATCATCTACCTTATTATTATCAAACAAACTATTAACTTCTTCCTTAAACACATATGATAATGACTGTACTTTCTTCTGCCAATCCTGATACCTACCTTCTCCTTCCTTTATCATCTCTCCTATCCATAGTGATTCAGGATCAGGACAAGATGCAAAGTTAGCAATAAAAAATTCTTCTATCTCTTTATCATTCTTCTGTCTGGAAAACTTTTCAAACCAAAACCTATCCTTCCTCTTATAAAAAGCATTCAATGTTGCACGACTCTTACCCCTATACTTAATATAATCATAGTTATCTTTCGTGAAATGATTCTTCATCCCAAGATAACATTTATAGGCATCAAACGGCATCATAAAAAAGTAATAAGGTGATTTTTTTGGCGGGAATTTTTTCCCCCTTTTATGGAATTAAAAAACCAATTTTGCTCTGGAAGTTCTCTTTAAAAAATTTAACTCCTGTGCTTCGTACTTAATCTTTTCTTTTAATGGTTTGGATATAAGCTTAGGAACTGACTCAAGATCTATAGCATTAAGTTCACAGAAATAAACTATAGCATCAATGTAATTCATCTCAGTATTTACTAACACAAGAGACTCAATCTCTTCAGCAAATCTTGCAGGACAAAAAAACTTATCCTTCAATGCTTGTTCTAATTCATTCTCCATTCTCTGCCCCAGTATTGTGAGATACAAATTCTTTTATATAACGTACTAGAAGTTTAATATAATCCCCTTTATTTCTTTTGTCAAATACTTTTACATCACCATCAGGAGTTACCATCAAGGTAATAAGTTTTTTAATAGGGATTCCAGTTAACTCATAGTATGCTGATGCATAAAACATTTCCTGAACAAAGTAGTTTTCAAGCCACTTCTCAGGTTTAATCTTAGTAGATGTTTTAAAATCTATTACCGCTAACTCGCCTTCATACTCAGCAATGCAATCAACTCTACCCGCAAGACCAAGGTATTCTGAGTAAAGAGTTCTTTCTATAGCGTGTATGTTATTTATACGGTCTAGATATGGTGTTACATGATGGAACATGAACTTAGTTAAGGGTTGATAGTCCTCCCAATTAAGTTCTCTGTTCTCTAAGTATGCTTGTGCTGCTTCATGGAAATCAGTTCCACGAGCAGTTGCTTTTCTTGTTATCTTATTTGCTTCTTCGATACCAACTCGCTTACGCCAGTCAACGAAGATCTGTCTGTTATAAAAAGAAGTTACTGATGTAATAGATGGTACCCAATCCCCATTAGGAAGATTGTATAACCTCATCCCATTTGTTTCTTTCTTTTGTAATTCAAGATCACCTAGAAAATTATGATGAATAAAACTCATAAAGACAGTTCCATTTTTGCAAGAAGATATTCCTTAACCAATCCAGAGCGAACAATATCGTCTACTCCAAATTCGATAAGGTCAACTGATGACATCAAGCGAAGAACTCTCATAAAATCTATGATACCATTCCTCTCGTTCTGTTTAACTAAGTCTGTTTGAGTTGCATCTCCACAAAACATAATCTTAGAACTAGCACCAACCCTTGTCATTATACTATCAAGTTCATGAAAATTCAAGTTCTGAAATTCATCAACTAAAATAATAGCCTTATCTAATGTGGTACCACGAATGAAAGATGTACTCCAGAAGGAAATAGTATCTTGTGCTCTCAAGTTACCATAAAGCATTTCAAAATCAGCATCAGTAGGCATCTGAAACATATACTTTACCATATTCTTATAAGGAATCTGATAAAGAGATGACTTGTCTTCATGATCACCAGGTAAGAACCCAATCTCCCTAGTAGCCACAAGTGATCTTACAATGTATATCTTTTCATATGGTGTACTCTGATCTAAGACATCACAAAGTGCATTATAAAGAGTGATAAATGTTTTACCAGTTCCTGCTGCACCATAAGCAACAAGATTCTTACCACTCTCATATGAATCAAAAAGATTTTTCTGATTATCGGTGAGGGGTTCTATGTCCCTCATCATATCAGCATTGATTGGTTTCTTTCTCTTCATCTGCTTTGCGGTGAGTCCTACACCGATTGGTTGCTCTGCTTTCTTTTTACGTGGCATACTTAGAAACTGTAATCACGATGTTTACGGACGTTAGCACCAGGTTGTTTAGATGCTCTGTCTAATACTTCATTCCATCCACTCGACTTTGCTTCTCCAGTCCATTTAAA